CTATTCCTCTGATTTAGAGAATGACCAAGCCCAAGCGATGGACTATTACTTTGGACGACCATTTGGTGATGAGGAAGATGGACAATCATCTGTTATCACTCGTGACGTACTGAGTACCATAGAGTGGACGATGCCCTCACTAATGCGAGTCTTTACCAGTGGTGAGCGTACAGCACAGTTTGACGCGACTGGTGAAGAGGATGAGGATCAAGCGCAGCAAGAAACCGATTATGTAAACCATGTATTTAATAAGCAAAATGACGGCTTTACCATTCTTTACAGTTGGTTTAAGACAGCTTTATTACAAAAGAACAGCTATCTAAAAGTCTGGATCGATGAAGAAGAGAAGGTAACAACCGAAACATACGAAGGGCTTAGAAGAGAAGGTAACAACCGAAACATACGAAGGGCTTAATGATTCAGAATTAGAATATGTTTTATCTCAGGATGGCGCGGAGCCTATCGAGCATGAAACACGAATAGACTTACAAGTACAGCAAGACCCGATGACAGGTGAGCCGGTTGAGATACCCGTTGAGCTACACGATGTTAAAGTTGAAATCACTAAAACATCTAAACAAGTACGAGTAGCTGCAGTCCCGAATGAAGAAATGCGGATAGCCAGATCAACCAACGCATTGAGCCTTAAAGAATCTCCTTACGTCTGTCATTCAAGAGCAATGACGCAATCAGAGCTTATCGGTATGGGCTTTGATAAAAAGCTTGTTAAATCCTTGCCAAGTTATGACGGTGAAAAGGACGGTGAGTTAGAGATAGCACGTGAACAGCTTAATGATGAAGATTCAACACAGTACGACCCTGCTGATGATTCAATGAGGTTGATTACGGTGGATGAGTCTTATATCAGAATGGACATGAATGAAGACGGGCGCGCACAGCTTTGGAAGGTTATGACGGCTGGCTCTGTTATTTTAGATAAAGAACCGTGTGATTTTATCCCTTTCCCTGTGTTATCCCCTATTCTTATGCCTCATCAACACATTGGGCTATCTTATGCTGACCTAACCATGTCAGACCAAAAGATACGGTCTGTATTATGGCGCGGTATGTTAAACAATCTGTACTTAACTAATAACCCTGAAAAAGAAGTATTGCAGGGTAAGGTTAATATGGACGACTTACTTAGCTCAAGAGCCGGTGGTATTAAGCGCGTTAAAAGTATTCCTATGCTTGAGCTGATAGATGCTGAACGTGAGTTTAAAACAGGCGTTGGCCGTAACACAATGGGCTTAGATGCTAATGTGTTGGCTAAGTCTACCAAAGGCGCATTTATGGGAGCTATGGAGCAATCTAACCAGCGTCCTGAGATGTTAGCGCGTACTTTTGCTGAAACTGGCATGAAAGACTTGTTCTTAATGATCCATGAATTAATTATTAAGAACTATGACGATGATATAGCGGTTAAATTAAATAATAAATTTGTACAGATTAACCCGACTGAGTGGAAAGCTCGCACAGATATGACCGTAGTTGTCGGTTTGGGTACTGGTAATCGTGACGCAGAGCTACAGCAATTATTCACCATTGCAGAGAAGCAAGAAGCGCACATGATGAACGGCTCTAATCTTGTGACACCAAAGCATTTATATAACACTTATGCACGGCTAACCGAAAGAGCAGGTCTTAAGAACCCTTCTACTTACTGGCTAGACCCTGATAGTGAAGAAGCTCAACAAATAGCACAACAAGCCGCACAGAACAAAAAGCCTGATGTTAATGAAATGATGATTCAAGCCCAAATGAAGATCGAGCAAGATAAGGTTGTCATGGACGACAAAGAGCTTAATCATAAGATGATGAAAGAAGCCAAAGAGATTGAGCTTAAAGAACGTGAAATGGCTCTGAAAGAATAGCAGGACTTAAGCCACAGATCGAGGCCGCTAAGATTGAGGCCGATAGATACGAGGCTGACGTTAAACAAGAAACGTCACTCGCTGTTGAAAGACTTAAAAGCGGAGCGTCTTTTCAAGATGCTATTACTGGCATAATGAGCACACAGGCACAGAATGACGCACAATTAACCGAAATGATTAACGGTATATTAGGCGAATTAAGTACGGTTAGAACTGAGAATGCGGACGCTTTAGCCGGAATGAACACTGGATTCAATGAGCAGCTACAAACAATGGCCGGACAGATGAATCGTAAGAAGAAGATAATTTATGACGCAGACGGTGAACCGATAGGCGTAGAGCCGGTGATAGAATAATGGGCGCTAAAGAAACTCTTGAAGCATTGAGATACATGCAGCCTGATTTTCAGGGCGAGGCAATTCGTCAGCCAAATACAGAATTAAACGCATTGTCTCAGATGACAGCGCAACAAAACAAATACAATCCGGTAGCGATAGCTAGACAAATCGGTGATATGCCTTTAGCCCCAAACATGCCTAGCTCTTATAGTGTTGGTGAAGCGGTTAATGTTGGCGCTAATATGCTACCGTTTATCGGTGACGCTCAAGCAATAGCGGATGCCAAAATGGATTATCAAAAAGGTAATTATGGCATGGCTGCTTTTAATGCGGCTACCGCTTTGCCTGTTGTTGGTGATGTAATGTCAGCGGCTAAGATTGGCGTACCTACTGCTATGGGTATTGGTGGTATTTTATCTGGAATGGCTAGGCGCAGCGGTAAGATGCCGGTTACGCCATTTAGTAAAGAAGCTGGTATATTAGGCGGGGCTAAAGCAAAAACAGCAGATTTAAATGCGCTAAATCAAGCACAAGAAATGACCAAGAGTGGTGTTAGTAGAGATAAAATATGGGCTGATACCGGATGGTTTAAAGGGGTTGACGACAAATGGAAGTTTGAGATTGATGATAGCCGGTCTAAATATGCGGGTTATCTAATGGAAGGGTCAGAAGCAGAAGGCGTTATTGGTGATCTAGTTAAGCATGAAGACCTATACAAAGGCTATCCAGAATTAGCAGATATTAGCGCAAGTTACGGTAAAGGTAGCGGTGGCTCTCTTACTGGCGATATGTTTGGCGAAAGAAACATAAGGTTTACGGGACTGCCTGAAAAAGGGATAGCACAACATGAGTTACAGCACGCAGTACAAGAAGGCGAGGGTTTTGCGAGAGGCGGCTCTACTGCTGAGTTTAGCGACACATGGCAAAGGGATATGCATAATAAGAATTACCTTGAAAGCCAGAAAACAGATAAATTACTAGCTCTAAGGGGTGGGAACGAATATAAAGATTTACAGTCTCAGATAAATCAAACGTCAGAATCATTCTCTAAAGATAAGAGCTACGGCTCATTATTAAAGCGACTCTTAGCTAAAAGACGAGAGATGGAACGAGTTGCGCTTGGCGGCATTGATTATGAGATAGCTGAATTAGCAAATAAGACACTTATGAACCCTCTTGATAAATATAAGTCATTAGCCGGTGAAACAGAGGCAAGAGCCGTACAAACAAGATTAAACATGAGTCCACAGCAGCGTATAGATAGACCGTTCTGGATGGATTACGATGTACCAGAAAGCAAGCAAGTAGTAAAATATTAGCCAACCAATAGGAGCTATGAGAATGTTTAACAAGAAGTTGAAAGACAAGATAACAGCATTAGAACGAGATACTGCTGATTACGCGGAAAGTCTTATAGAGTTACAGCGCAAGCTTGCGGCGGCGTTAGAGGAGAGCGTCAAAGTATTGCGACTTGAAGATATCAATAGGGATTTACAAATCCAAGTCAGTAAGGTTAATGCAAAGAATAAAGAGCTGCTTCACGAGAAAAAGAAGCTACAACACCCAGAACGTCCTGACGTACCGTGGGCTGACCACGAAATGACAGCAGAAGAAAGAACCATGAAGGCTAAAGAAATTATCTCGAATCCTTTAATGATGGAAATATTCAGAGGGCTTGAAGATGGCCTATCGAATGGAGCGAGAGGCGCGGATTTATCGAATCATGTAGAGCTTATGAGTTATACAATGGGCTTACAGATACTTGACCAAATTGTTGATTATATTGAAGATCGTATAACTGACGAAAAAGTAGTAGAATATAACCAGAAAGTAGCGAATGTAGCTAATTTCAAACATTAACGGGTTTACCCTCGCTGTGAAGCG